GCACGGCTCAAACGACGACGTAGTCGACACTTTGAGCCTTATTGGGCTAGGACTGTCGAAGATGCACGGGCGAACCCGCGGCAGAAAGATCGAGCCGGAAGTGTTGACCGGCACCTACCGTGAGATGTTCGCAAACACGCGCCGGCGTGAGGGTCGCGACTTACGGGCGAGGGGCCTGCAAGGATGGTAGACGCCTTCCAAGACGACATGATGCGTGTGTTCGCCGGCTTCGATGAGAAATCCAGCGAGCCGGATATCAATCCGACCACCGGCCAGCCTAACTCCATTCCCCGCGCCAACCCGGATCCGCCAGACCGCCGCCGCAACCTGGTCCGCGACTGGACCAGTAAGGTGAAGAAGGCCAAGCGGTACTGGAAGCCCAGCTTCGATCGCATGCGCGAGGACCAGGAATTCTGCTTCGGCAAGCAGTGGTCCAAGGACAGCAAAGACAAGCGTTACGTCGCCAACCTCACGCTCAGGCTGGTGGCGCAAAAGACGGCATTTCTTTACGCCAAGAACCCCAAGGCAGTAGCGAAGAAACGTCCGCGGCTAAATGCGACGTCATGGGACGAGAGCCAGACCACCCTCAATCAGCTGATGCAGTCTGCCGCCATGATGATGCAGCAGGCGCAAGCCGCCGGCGCCATGGGCCAGGGGCCGATGGCGCCTGGCGGAATGCCCGGCATGCCGCCAGGAATGGCCGGCCAGGTCGCCGGCGCGGCCGGCAGCGCGGTCCAGGGCATGATGCCGATGGCGACCGGCAGCCCGCCCGACATCGGCATGCTGATGGCCGGCGGCATGCCGCCCAACCCGGCGACGATGCCGTCGCCTGGCGTCAACCAGATCTCCGGCCAGATGGGCGCTGCCCTGGGCGGCGCCACTATGCCGAGCATGGGCGCCGGCCCGATCCCCGGCGAGATGCAGCAGCCGCAGGGGCTCGGCGACCAGCTCGGCCAGGCCGCTGCCGGCGCCGCCGCCGGTGGCATGGCGCCGCCGGCCTCGCCGATGATCGCGCAGGCGGTCGGCAGCGGCATGGACATCATGATGGATGCGGCTCGGGTCAAGTCCGAGAACATCATGATGGACAAGCTCGCCCGCACGCTCGAGCTGCTGTACGCCTACGAGGTCGATAACCAGCCGCATCCGTTCAAGTCCATGCTGAAGATGAGCGTGCGGCGCGCCGTCACCAACGGCGTGGCCTATGTGAAGCTTGGGTTTGAGCGGGTGATGCAGCAGCGGCCCGACCTGGAAAAGGGCATCGCCGACGCCAACGAACGGTTGGCCACGCTCGAGCGCCTGGCGGCCGACGCCACCGACAGCATCACCGACAACGACGATTCCGAGGCCGAGCAGCTCCGGCTGCTACTGGCGGATCTGGTCAAGGCGCAGGGTGCGGTGGTGCGCGAAGGGCTTACCTTCGACTTCCCGTTGTCGACCCGCATCATCCCGGACATCAAGTGCATCGATCTGCGCAACTGGGTCGCGGCCGGCTGGGTCGCCGAGGAGTATCTCCTATCCGTTAGCGAGATCGAAGAGATCTATGGCGTTGACGTACGCGGACATTGCACCGAGTACGGCTCAGACAGCGACACTGACCCATCCAAGGCGATGGAAGACTGGATGAGCAGCAAAGGCAAAGACAAGAACCGCGGCGAGCCGAACGCGATCGTCTGGGAGATTTACAATCGTAACGATGGCCTGGTCTATGTGGTCTGCGATGGTTATCGGGAATTCTTAAAAGAGCCGGCATCGCCGGAGATCTACAACGAGCGGTTCTATCCCTGGTACGCATTGATCTTCAACGGCATCGAGGACGAGACCGAGCTGTTCCCGCCGAGCGATGTCAGGTTAATGCGCGACATGCAGCTCGAGTACAATCGCTGCCGCGAGGGCTTGAAAGAGCAGCGCATCGCCGGCCGGCCGTTCACCGCGGTGGTGTCGGGCTCCATGGACGAAGAGGATATGGAGAAGCTGACCAACCGCGAAGCCAATGCGGTGATCGAGTTCAACGCGCTGCAGCCGCAGCAGGACGTCAAACAGCTTCTTCAACCCTATGCTGGTCCAGGGATAGATCCGAATCTCTATGAAGTGAACCCGGTCTATGAGGACATTCTGCGCACCACCGGCATCCAGGAAGCCAACCTCGGTGGGACCAGCAACACCACCGCGACCCAGGCGCAGATTGCCGAAGGCTCGCGGATGACTTCGATGGGGTCAAACATCGACGACCTCAACGATCTGCTGACGCAGCTGGCGCGCAACGGCGGCCAGATCCTGATGCGGGAGATGTCGCAGGAACGGGTGAAGAAGATTGTCGGCCAGGGCGCGGTGTGGCCGGCTGAGCCGGTCGCCCAGGACATCGCCAATGAGATCCTGCTGGAGATCGAGGCCGGCTCGATGGGCCGGCCGAACCAGGCGCAGGAGATCGCCAACGCCCAGCGGCTGATGCCGCTGCTCATCCAGCTGCCCGGCATCGACCCGGAGTTCCTGGCCAAGGATACGCTGCGCCGGCTCGACGATCGCCTCGATCTGACCGAGGCATTCAAGTCCTCGCTGCCGAGCATCGTTGCGATGAACGGTGCTATGTCTGGCAGCGCCGGCCCAACCGCGGCCGGCGCAGGCGCTGCGCCGGGCGCGGCCATGGGTCCGCAGGGCGCCGTCAACGCGCCAGATGGCGGCGCCAAGGCAGCGCCGCCGCCGTCGGCGCCCGACGCGCAGCAGACACTGGCCGGCGCACCGCCGGCGCGGCCGCATCCGATGCCGCAGCAGGTGACGATGCCGACAATGCCAGGTTGATGACAAACAACCTGAATTGACGTAATGATCGCTTGAAGGTGCCGATCGGCACCGGGGGAATTTGATATGGCCGATGACGACAAGGTGCCATCCACTGAGATAGCACCGTCGATCGAGCAGGTACCTTCGCCAGGTACGGACGCCGGCGATGTCGGCGGTAGTCTCCTAGACGCCATCCAGAGCGCAGTGCCTGAGCTGCGACAGGATGACGACTATTCGGACACCGACGGCTCCAAGGGGGATTCGCCATCCCAAGTCGCAAGGAAGTCCGAACGCGAACCCGAATTGTCGGAAGAGCCGACACCTGACGAACTAGCCAAGCTTTCCAAAGCCGCGCAACGGCGCATCAAGAAGCTCAACTCGCAACGGCAGAAACTGTCGGCCGAGGTGCAGCGTCTGAAGTCGCTCGAGCCGGACGCTGATATGGCTCGCAAGGTCACCGATTATCTTCGCAAGAACGATATCGGTCAGGACGATTTCCTGTTTGGCCTTGAGCTGATGGCGGCGATGCGCCGCGGTGACTTCGTGAAGTTTCATACGGGCGTGCAGCCCTACATGAAACTCTGCGAGGAGTACCTCGGCATCTCGCTGCCCCCTGATCTGCAGCAGTCAGTGCAGCAGGGGCATATGACGACACAAGCCGCGGCCATGTACTCACGCGAGCGCATGGACAAGGCAATGGCGCAGAACAATGCGGTCCGACAACAGGCCGCACTGCAACAGCACCAGAAGATGTCGCAGGATCAGCAGGAGCAATTGCGGCGGGAGATCTTGGCAGAGAAGGTGGCGATTGCCGTCAATAACTGGGAATTGGGAATCGTGCGAACGGACCCTCGCTATGCGGCGAAAAAAGCCGCTGTTCAGTCCACGATGATGGCACTCGTCCAGGATTACGGTCCACCTAAGTCGCCCGAGAACGGCATCCAACTCGCCCAAGAGGCGTATCGCCGTGTCAACGAGCAGTACAAGGCTTGGTCCCAACCCCAGCGAATGGCCACATCGCGCGTCCCGAGCAGCACCGGAAGAACCGCTGGTGTGGCACCCGAGCCAAAGTCACTGCTGGAAGCAGTCAAATTTGCTCGCGAGGGAGCGCCGCGCCTCTAATTCCAGAGGTGCTTAAATGCCTACATATTCTGCTCCACTGCTCGCCCACATAACCACGGCGGCGTTGGACTACTGGATGAACAAAGGGACGGCTTTTCAGGAAGCCATCCAGGAGAAGCCGCTGCTGGCGGCAATGGAGTCCAAGAAAAAGACCTTCCCCGGCGGCAAGGGGAATATCATCATCTCGGTCAAAGGCGACTTCGGTAACACCGCGGCGCCAGGTACCGACGACCAGCTCAAGGGCTACCAGCTCGACGACGCGGTCACCTACTACACCCCTGCCAACCTGACCCAGGCTGTGTTTCCGTGGAAAGAGATGCACATCGGGATCATGCTCACGCACAGTGAGCTGAAGACCGACGGCATCACCGTCAAGGATTCCGGCGACATGGACGACACCTCCGAGCATTCGGGGCGTGACGACACCGTGCTGGTCGGCCTTCTGCAGGACGCTTTGCAGGATGTCAGCGAGCAGTATGCCCGCTGCATGAACAACCTGCTGTGGACCAACGGCGCCACCGACGCCAAAGCCCTGGCCGGCATGGCGGCGTTGATCACCGACGATCCGAGCACCGGCATTGTTGCCGGCATCAACCGGGCGCAGAAGCCGTGGTGGAGAAACCGCGCCTATACCTCGGCCATGGGTACGGCGGTCACTGGCACGCCGGCGCTGTCGGCCTGGGGCGGCGGGCCAATTACGTCCAGTGCTGCCAACGGCGGCGCGCTGATCACCCTGCTGCAGAAGGAATACCGGCAACTCACACGGTATGGCGCCAAGCCGAACACGGGCTTCTGCGGATCCGACTGGCTTGCTGCTCTGGAAGCTGAGCTGCGCGCCAACGGTAACTACAGCATGCAGGGCTTCTCCGGCGCCAAGGACGTCAGTGTCGGGCAAATTTCTTATGCCGGCACCGACTTCGAATACGACCCGACGCTGGACCAGCTCGGCAAGAGCAAGCGTTGCTATTGGTATGACAGCCGCGACATCTACCTGGTCGCCATGCAAGACGAGTGGCGTCACCAGCACTCACCGGATCGCGCACCTGATAAGTACGTGATCTACCGCAGCATCACTTCGACCGGGCAACTCTGTGCGCGTCGCCTCAATGGCGCTGTCGTCATGGATATTGTCTGATCGCAGCGCGGGGCCGGAGTGCGGGGAGCGGACACTCTTAGCACTCCGGTTCTAATTCCATAGGGAGATGAGATGGCGAAGCAGATCCAATACTGCGCCTGCAAGATCAACCTTGCCGGCCAGAACTGTCACACTGTGATTTACGGCGCACACAACGCGGTGACCTGGCCGGAGATCCAGGTGTTGCAGACGTTGCACGGCGACGAGAACGTCATGGACATCATGCCGATCGGCATCGGCGAAGTGTGGCCGACCGAAGAGAAGAACCGACTGATGTCGATCTACGGCCGTGAAGTTGTCGAGCGGTGCTTCCCGGGGCGGGCATTCCGCATGGACTACATGATGACCGAGGAGGTGAACCTGCCGCGCTACGAAGGCGGCGCGATCTCCACCAAGGTTGCAGCGCCGGCCATCACCAACGGCAACGGCGACGACGAGGATGACGACGGAGAGGACGAAGTCGCCAAGGCGGAAGCCCAACTCGAGCCGATCTTCCGGCCGGCCCGCGGCCGGCGGACACCACCGCCACCGGAGCATAAGGACGCCGTCTAGTGCCATTGGGGGTGACGCTGCTGGAGCTGCGCCGCGAGCTGCGTGCCGAGACTGGCACGTCGCTCAACCCTGCCCAGGGGGTGCAGGCGCAGGACACGATCGACATCCTGCTGGCCCGGCAGCAGCGCGAGCTGTGGGACGCCTACAATTGGCAGCACCTCAAGCTCTGGGTCGACGTGCCAGTCACTGGCGGTCAGGCGATCTACACCTACCCGCCGGAGATGGGGTTCGACCAGATCGTCAGCATCTACATTGCCCAGGTCACCAAGGATGATCCGGTCGACGCTGCCAAGATCACCTCGTCGACCTCCTGGACGCCGCTGACCTACGGCATCAAGGCGTTCATGATGCAGCTCGGCCCGACCCGCTTCGGTAAGCCGGTGCGCTGGAGCAACCGGGTCACGGTCAACATCGCCGGCGCCACGCCAGTCACCAACCCGGTCGGCCAGTTCCAGTTGCTGCCGACGCCGGAAGACAACGTCGCCAACCCGAAGCAGAGTTATATGCTGCGGTTCGAAGGCATGGCGCCGCTGTCGCCGCTGGTCGCGCCGACCGACAGCTGCATCATCGATTCCAAGGCGATCGTGCTGTTCGCCGCGGCCGAGATGCTGGCCACCCAGAAATCCGAAGCGGCCCCCATGAAGCTGACCAAGGCGCAGAATTATCTGCGTCGGCTCTTAGCCGACCAGGGCGCCGACAAGCGGCAGAACTACAACATGGGCGGCATCTACCGCGGCGGCTTCGACCCCGACAAGACCAGGCGCAGCGTTCCCTATATCGACTACATTCCGAACTGATGGAGGGAGTAGTTGCCCTACTTCACCATCACCGACTTCGCTGCCGGTCTGGATCTGCGGCGCAGTGAGCTGACCGCGCCGGCAGGGACGCTGCGCAGCATGCGCAACGCCCACGTCACGCCGGGCGGCGAGATCGAGAAGCGGATGGCGTTCGTGCCATTCTGGAACTGCGATCCCGCCAGCCGTGGCCTCGTCGAAGTCAACCAGAAGCTCTACGCCTTCGGCCCGAACGGCCCCTACAAGGTCGAGCCGCCATCCGGCGTCTGGTCGGTCGGCGTGCTCGGCCAGCAGACCACCACGCTGTACGAGATCATCGACTACGACCTGTTCGACAACAAAGTGTTCGTCATTCTGTGGAAGGATGCCGCCGGCAACGTCGGCCGCTACTACGACGGCCTGGACCTTCCGCTGGCGCGTGGCTTCTACTGCCGCACCTACAAGAATAAGATGTACACGGTCGAACACAGCATCTTGTACTTCTCGGCGATCGGTAACGCCGGCGACTGGTCCGGCATGGCGCCGCCGAACCCGACCAACTTCATCGACCTGTCGATGGGCGATTCCGATATGACCGATTCGGTGGCGCTCGAGGTCTACTACGACAAGCTGGCGATCTTCTCCTCGACCGCGGTGCAGCTGTGGATCATGGATCCTGACTTCACCAAGAACCAATACGTGCAGACCCTGCGCCAGGCCGGCACAACGGCGTGGCGCTCAGTGATGCAATACGGCTCCGGCGATGTGATGTACCTGTCGCAGTCCGGCGTCAGATCACTCCGCGCCCGCAACAGCTCGCTGGCAGCAGCCGTGTCCGACATCGGCTCGCCATTGGATCCGCTGCTGCAGGATCTGTTCCGCAGCATGGGCCAGGACTGGATGAGCGGCACGATCGCGTTGCTGCAGCCGGTAACCGGCAGGTTCTGGATCATCATGGCCGGGTCGAAGGACAACGAAGCCGCGCCGATGACGTCGAAGATCTACGTGCTATCGGCGTTCCCTGGGCCGAAGATTACGGCCTGGAGTGAATACGATGCCGGCTTTGTCATCACCGCCGCCTGCCTGCACCAGAACCGAGTAGTGGTGCGCGACGACAACAACATGGTCTATGCCTACGGCGGCACCTCCGATGTCGGACCCATCTACGACGACTGTCCGGTCGAGCTGATCTTCCCGTTCCACGCCGGCGAGGGCGTGGCCACATTCAAAGGCTTCACCGCGCTCGACGCCACCTGCTCCGGCGTGCCGTGGCAGGTGTCGGCCGCATTCAATGTCGCCGACCCTACGGTCGAGGACGTCATCGGCGTATTCGACGGCCCGTCGTTCCCGCAGGGCAAGATCCAACTCTTCGGCCACGCCACCCACATGTCGCTGCGGCTGCGGTCGCAGGAGCTGGGACCGCAGACCCTGTCCAACATGGTGGTGCATTACGCAGGAGCCGAGACCGGATGATCGGGATCGACAACGCCGACCAGGGCATGATCCAAGACGTGCTGCGCCGGTTGCGCTGGGCCGACACCGAAGAAATGGTGGCGGCCGGCACCGACCAGACCACTGGCGACAACGTCAGTGTCGCAAACTTCGAGAATCTCGACGCATCCGTCGTAACGTCGGCTTTGACGGTCACCGGATCATCCTCGGCGAACGCGATTACGACGGGTTCGGGCAACGATATCATCAATGGCGGAGGCGGGGTCGACG